ATAAAAAAATCATCAACTGAATTTTCCGAACGCTCGCCAGCGTTGTCACGGCTCGACCTGCGAACTCCTCGCGGGATTCGCTGCGCCGGTTTGCAGATGATGTTGGCGGGCGTTCTGAATTTTTCTCCATGACTTACCAAATTAAAGATTGGGATTTGCACTTTGAGAACGACCGTTCTCGCCAACGGGCGAACTGCTCTTTTGTCTGCGTTCCGAACAAGCAACATGGGATGGGCTTTTGCCGAATTATGGCCGAACCTGACGGCGCGGCGATCTACGGGATTTGGCATTGCATCGTCGGGGCGTGTTCGCAGCAGAAAAAGCGTAACGGCTGGCTCACGGCTGACGGTGACTTGGCGGGGAGTCCGTGGGGAGTTGAGGACATGGCCCTTAAATTCAGAAGGCCACAAATTGAGGTTGAAAGAGCGTTACAAGTGCTTGTTTCAGAAAAGGTTGGATGGATTATTGTGCATGGTAACAGCCTACTCACCGCCGACTCACCGCCCGCTCACCTAGAAGAGAAGGAAGAGAAAGAAAGAAGAGAAGAGAAAGAAGGCGCTCCCGCCCTCTCTGAAATACCCTCTTGGGAAGAATTTTGGGAATTCTGCAAAAGCCCTCATTGCGGCATAGCTGCGGAGTGGTTCGCAAAGGACAAATTCCTTGCCGTGGATGATTGGACGAAAAAGCGCGATTGGAAGAAATACGCCTTGCGCGTTCGCGGATGGTGGGACAATGACGGCAGGCCGATAACACCGCCTCAAAAGAACGGGTCATCAAACGGACAACAGCCACAAAACAGAATATCACAAGAGCAAGAGCTAAATCGCGTCTGTAAAGAACTTGGCAACTATTCAACAAACCTTTCAGACTACAATGAGATTTCCACCGCACGAAAAAGAATCATTGAATTAAGACAAAGGCGAAAAGAACTGCGCGAAGCATTGGGAGTAATAGCATGAACACAACCGCCCTTGAACCAATACCGACTTGCAAAAAATGCAAAACCCCAATGCCGCCAGTCCGTCCCATTAAAGGCCCGCTTGGAGGCGCAACTTTCACCGTGACGGCGTTTCTCTGTCAAAATTGCGGCCACTGGAACAAACTCAAAACCACGAAAAAAACAACCTAACCGCACTTCGAAAGGAAAATATGACTGGAGCATATTTGAGAGCCAAAACAGAAAAAGGATACGAGCCGATAGAAGTCGAACACTTGACACCAGAAGAACGCCGCCGCCATTTACAATCACGGCCACCAGAAGAAGTTATGAGATGGATGGACTTGCTTTGTGAAGAAATTGTAAAGGTTGAAAAACTGCTAAAAGAACTGGAGGCGGACGGGACTATCACAAAAGCTTACCCAAAAACCTTATGAAATCGCCCCTATCATCCGACCGGCTGCAAAAAGTAATCCAAGCCCTGCGCGAGTTTCCGCAAGGGCTGACGCCAATCGAAATAAACCAGCGTTGCAATTCAACCAGGGCGTCGTCGGATTTGAGCGAACTCCGGCAACACGGTTTGCCCGTTGTCAAAACCTACGTTGGGAAATCCAACAATAACCGCCGCGTTTTCAGATACGCCCTTCAACCATGATCTCTCTCAAGCAATGGCTCGCCACCGAAGCACAACGGATGCTGACAACGCCAGCCGTGATTTACAATGCGCTGCGCCGGGGCGATTACAAGAACGTGACGCTGCGGCACGTAAACAAGCGCGTTGTTTTCGTCCGCACGCTGCGCACACACCCGCACAGATTCCAAGTGAACACCGAACAAAATAACTGAATTTAGCCGGGGCGCTCTTGGCCTGTTGCCAAGCGGTCTTATCATCCACCGTCACGCGCCTCGGCTTGTCTATCCCGATGCCATTTCCTGCTTCTGTGGCTTCACTAGGCGCGTTTTCGGCGTGTGTCCCTGCCACCGTGCCGCGTTAGCCTTGCGAGCCGCTGAGGTCTTGGCCGGGCTTTTGGATTGGCCGCCCCTGCGTCCGATCTCGGACAGGTAATATGCTGGCACGCGTCTTGCGAGTACAATTCCATGATTCAAACACGTTGCATGTATTGTCACCGGACGGCCCCAAAGTTCGCCGCTCAACACACTATAAAACACGCATTTTCACACGGCATTTGCCCCGACCACTTGCGCCTGCACCTGCACAAGCTCGAAAGGGAAATGTCTCAACTCAAACAGGACACCGCCCAAACATTTGACACACGCCCGAACCAAGGCTAGTTTCGACCTGTGTTAGACAACACCACAAAGCCCGCCACAACGCCTACAGTAGCCCAGGACGTGCCGCAACCACCCCAAACGTCCAATCACACCCCGAAACGGCGCAAATTGACTTTACAGGACGCTGAGGCTTTAGTAGAGCTTGTCATCGGCTCAAAGTGCTCTGAACGGGAAGCGTGCCTAAACCTCGATATTAACTACGACCAGTGGAGAAGCTGGAAAGCAAAACACCACAGAGCTGATACTTTTGACGCTATGTGCGCGAGAATGAGGGGCGCCGAGATCGACCATTCAATGCAGATGATTAAGAACTGTGGCGATGGAGTGGGCATGAAGCAACCAGACTGGCGAGCACACGCTTTCAGGTTGGGTGCAATAGCGCCAGAGCGGTTCGGCGCCCAAGCCGGCCAGGGTGCGCCAGGTCCGGCGGTGAACATGCTCACGGACGACAGCATGGCCAGGCTGTTAACCATGCTCAAGGGCTGTAGCGTTAGCGTTAACCCTGTGGAACAATCTGCACAAGTCATTGACGTTCAATCGAATGAATGCACACCAGCAAAGAGTCATAGTGTCCCACAGTTAAAGCCCTGATTAACAGGGTGTTAAATTATAGTCTGCTTTGGGGTGTTGTGTTTAATCGATGTTCTAAACTGTTGTATATCATTGTGTTGTGTAAGTGCGAACAATCGCTATGTTTATCGTTAACCCCAAGGGCTGAAAAACATACTCCGGGCCGGGGGTGTCGGGTTCACATCTCATTAAATACATTTTCCCTGTGTATTGGCTTGGGTCTGTTGCAAGTGGGTTTAGTTCTGATTTTACGATTGGAGGGTTGGTCTGGAAAAATTCTGGGGTGGGTATTGGCTGGGGGTTGTGTTTGGGCATGATACGCCCTTAAATCCCCAGACAGGTTACGGAGATCTTCCGTTTACCTGTTGTTGCCTGCCTTCGGCTCACACACCACACGCAAAGCGATGTTCGGGGGCAACGGGGAATATTCTTGGAGAGTTCGGGCGCGGGCGGATTTGGTGGATGCTCCGGTTGGGGCAATACCTAGCCATGAGCGGGCATGGCGACCACGATGCAGCGGGTTCCCGTGCTGGCGGGTGCGACCGATGACAAGAAAGCCGTCTGTGTGTGAAAAGCATTTGGCGGGCTTTGAGGCTTTCGCCTCCACAGACGGCAAAACGACATTTAATTGACCAAATGCAATCACGCAAGACAATTCGCACAGGTGGGCGGGTTTTGTCAAATTTTATTTTCCGGCTTGCAAAATATTTTCCGATGGCGTATTACCCCTATGAATATGAAAACACTCAAAATCATCACGGCGGCTGCAATACTGGCCGCACTCACCATCACCGGCCAATGCCGGGAAACGCGGACTTGTCACCACAACACCATCCGAATCAGCAATTGTGGATACCGCATGTTCCAGCCGGGAGCCGCAGATAATCCGGTCACAGCGGAAGCGGTCAGAACATTTATACGAACCAGCCTGAGTGAATGCCCTCCAATTATTATGTCGTCTGATGGCATTCATTACTTTCTAGTAACACGCGACGAAGTTTATGCCACGGAACCAATCGGGCCATTCCAATTCTTCATTGCTCAAAACCCTCACGACCATCGCTGGTGTCTGGGTCGGAACGGTTTGACGTTTTATGTCGCTCCCAGACCGACAGGCCCGTGGCGATCACTGGCGGCGGGATGGAACCCTGCACCAACCTCATTCTGGATGCGCTGATTATGGCCAGCGCAATGTCATGGATTGATTCAAGGCGGCATGGGATGCTGTTCAGCGCATGTATCGGCCCAGTTCATTTGCCGTTTGTTGGGCAATCTTTGGATGGAAATATCGTAAAGCGGGTTCAAATTTTGCCAACCGTTGACAAGATGAAAAAGAAACGGCGATACTGCCGCCAGTTGTGGAAATGAACTTAATCATCTGGAATAGAGCCAGAAGAGAACTTTGGACGGGTGGTTATTGATTTTACACCTCATTTAACACCAGATGTTTTATGGCCAGGCCCAGGAAACTAACGATGGCCGAACAGGTGTTCGTTGAATACGCAAGACTCGCGCTGGCGGCGGGCTGCCCCGACGACCAGATAAAGAATTTTTTCAGGGCGGGAAGATTTCTCCAGCCAAAACAACTTGAGATGGCGGCGGCGGCACGGGCCTGCGACCATCGGTGCCCTTCGTGTGAAGCATTGATTGCAGCAGGACAATCCATTCCTGAATCATGTCCCGATTGCGGCCCGACATCAGTTGGTGTCGGGGGTGCTCGCGGCGGCGGGAAGTCAGATTGGATGTTCACCCAGATATGCGCCGATGATGTTCAGCGGTTCCCCGGCCTGAAAGTGCTGTATCTTCGCAAGAACGTCACGGCGGCGCGGGAACAGATTCGAGGGCTGCTGTTGAACGTATGCAGGAACTTTCCGGCCAACATGAAGCCGAATTATCGGGAACAGGCTGGAACGATAGAATTTCCAAACGGGTCGTATGTGGTTGTCAAACACTTCAAAGACGAAAGGGATGTTGAGAATTTTCTTGGTCAGGAATATGACGTGATCGCCATTGAGGAATTGACGACACTCACGTTCGACAAGTGGAAAAACTTGATGACGTGTTTGAGAACATCAAAGGTTGGATGGAGGCCGAGATTTTACGGGGCATGGAACTGGGGCGGTGTAGGCCATTTTTGGACGATGAAAGTGTTCTACGAACCGTGGGAGAAAAAGACGCAGCGAACCACCCGCTACATTCTGGCCCGCGTGGATGATAATAAATACAACAACCCGGAATACATCAACACACTCAAGAGCCTGACCGGGTGGAAATACAAATCTTGGTATCTGGGCGATCCGCACTTTCAGAGCGGACAGTTTTTCACCAACTGGAATGAAGGCTGGCACGTTTATCCGAACAAGAACATCAACCCATCGGTTGAATCGTCTGCGGACTGGTTTGCGTCCTATGATTATGGATTCGCCCATCCGTATTGTTTCCATCTGCATTTCAAGGATAAAATGGGAAACTCGTTCACAGTGGACGAGGAACACGCCAATGAAACAGTCATCGAAGAACAGGCGGAAAATTTCAAGGCCATGCTTCGACGGAATGTGCTGGACATGGGTGACATCAACAACATTGCTGCGGGCAAGGATTGTTTTTCTCGAAAACAGGACGGCAGGACGATTGCAATGGACTTTGAGGATTGCGGGATAACCCTGACGCCGGTTGAAATTGATCGCGTGAACGCCTGGGCTGTCATGCAACAGCGATTGGGCGACGTGGAGAAGAATATCGCCCCGACGTGGTATATTCACCAGCGATGCACAAACCTGATCGCCCAAATCCCAATGGCTCAGAACCATGAAACCCGGATAGGCGACATTGCTAAGATGAATGCGGACGAAAACGGAGAGGGCGGCGACGATGCGCTCGAATCCGCACGGAATTTTCTTGTATCCGAAGCCGGCGGGCCAATCAGGTTTGCCCTGCCCATGTCCGTTGGCAAGCCGCTGACAATGATTTGCGGCTAGTCTCGAATCAAAATTGCCGGAACCGGCTTTTTGAATATGAGAACCAACCCGGAACCGGACGGCAGAGTGCCGCACAGTTCCCAAGATTCTTCGCCCGCCTTGTCCAGCATGTCCTTGAGAGATTGTATTGATGCTTCATCGCGGGCCACAATCAGGCGGTATTTCCATTTTTCGTTCATAAAATCATCTTCCTGCAATTGCTGTTCTTGACCGGCCATAACCAACCTGATTCCGGCGTGGAGTAATGC